AACCTGCGCTTTGTCATTTGCAACCTCTAACCACGTACCCAAATCATAATACCATGATTGTCCTCGCTGTGCGGAACTCCCAAGCCCATCTTCTGTCACAAATACAATATCTCCTTCTAAGATAGGTGTTGCCCACGATGTATATGGTGTAAAGTCAACCGTACCATCTAAAAGAATTGAAACAAAAAATATATATTGATTATATAAATTTGTCCCTGATCCCGGATCTCCAATAAGAGTGTCGTCATTAAAGAAGCATAATAATTCCCCATTAGCAAGATTAGTGCCTAATTGAGAATTTACTGTTGTAACTTGTTCACCTTGGTAATCTAAAAATCTAATAGGGTTTCCATAAACGTCATTTCTAAAACCATAGTTAATATCTGATCTAAATTGTGTACCTGATTGCCATAAATTTAAATCAGCAACAAATTGGATAATAGGGCGTAATGCTCTTGTTGAGTTTGCGGGAAACGATGTACCTGTTGCTGCAATTGTTGTACTAATTGCACTTATATGGAACCATTTATTTGTTCTGGACCATGCATTTCTATCCAATGATCCGCGTTCGATAGTTATATAATCTCCGCTAAGTGGTTGGGTTTGTGTATCCCACGTATTCCCATCCCATCGTGCATTATTGATAATCCTGCCAGTTGATAACTGTGTATTCCCATCCCACGGTAAGAATTCAAAGATAGTACCTTCAGTAAAATCTGGAAATTGTGGTACTAATCGGATACCGATACATTCGCCAATATTTTCTACAGTATGAGGAGAGCTATAAGCAGGGTCGCTTAAAAGTGATATTGACATTCCAGATGTAACTTGTAAATTCGCAGGTGTTGCTCCAGGCACTTCATTGGTATTAAAAGTTAATTTACCAATAATATCTGAAGAAGTTACACCTGTAATACTAACAACAGCAAGTCCTTGTTCTACCCAGTAATAATTTTGGTAATTGATAAACATATCGTAATCGATCGGAGGACCGAAACTATAATATTCAGACTCAAATAATCTATCTTGATTTAGTGTATTACCACCATAATATCTAATTCTTTCCAGTAAGTCTTCATAGAAGAAAATATTTGTTTTATTGCTACTAGCATCTTGTGCAAATGCAGTTGCTTCTAATTGCCACCAGGTCCTATCCTTAGTAGGTTCTGGTAGGTAAAAATCTGTAACAGGATTATAATCGCCAGATGTTCTGCGACCTATATATCCCGATAATAAATTACTATCTTTTTTGGAAAAAACTTGATCAAACGTAGAGTCAAAAAACTTTTTCTCAGTTGTTGTTTGAAATACTGCCGGCAGTTTTTTTATGAATTGAGTCATTTTAAATCCCATAGACAGAGATAGAAACCGTATGTTTCTATCTCTTTTGATTATTTATCTATGGGATTCTTTGGTGATTTTTAAATACGAAGATTTGCATCAGTGAGGTTCGCTACAATTTGCACATCAGTAACTTTTGCTGTAGAAACAAATAATTCTGTAGGCCCTGCCACAATTTCAAACAAATTACCAAATAAAGAATTTGCATTATTTGGTACAATAACAATAGAACTAATGATTTTAGATAATTGTTGGTGTACAAATGCTGCAAGTTCGGTATAGAAGAATTTCTCACCAAAATCCCAGTTTCTGATATCAAAGAATTGATCAATTGCAGTTATAACCATTGTCTTAACTTCATTATCACTGATATTTGTTGATGCTGATTTTACTACTTTAAATGTAGCTTGTAACTCTGGCGCAGATTGGTTTCCGAATAAAATTTTAAATGTACCAGAATTCCATACCATTGCATCACTAACCATTTTATACTGATCTAAGTTTTGAAATTGTACTCTTAAATCTTCAGTTGTTGGTGCAACCGGAAATTCAATTAAAGATCCATTACCGTTTTTCCAATTTACAACATCTGTATAGTAGCTATTAGTTATTACAACCATATCGATAATATTAGTTGCAGCTGGATCAACACGTTGATCAATTGGTGCAAAATGACTCCATTTGAAATATAACGGTATTTGTTGCGAGTCTTGTATAGTCGAGTTTTGTGTAAAACATTTTCCGTTTTTATCATAATGTGATAAATCACTAACCTCTGATATTATACTACCAGTTGGATAACCAGAATTAGCAGTATTTTCAAACGCTAGGGCATAATATACACCGTACCCTGGAGGACTTATAGACGATAACAGGTAAGATTTATTTAAAAAATACTGGCTTAAAATACCGGATTTATTTAATAATGATTGTGTTCCTACTAACCACGGATACAGCGAAGTATCGTTATTAAAAAATGCACTTAACTGATTTGCAATAGTTATCGGATACGGGGTGCCATGACCTATAGGGTCTGTATATTCAATTTGTGACAAATTGTTAATAAACAATAAATCAACTTCATCCATATAAACATAGTTAAGCCCGATAACAGACCCGGGGTCTAGAATATTTACACCTGATAATAATTGATCAGCTATATATGGAGAACTATATAATGATGTATCTACACCCGGAACCAACATCGGAAAATATACATATAAGGGGGTTGTTATATTCTCTAATAATGTTTTCCATTTACATATCCATGGTCGTGTACCTTGATAACCAGAGAGAGCATCTGTAAAATATTCAAAAACTATTCTATCTGTAGGGCTGACAATATTATCAAATGCTGTAGGGTCATCTGGTATACCATCACTGTTCTTATCTATCAACGATACCTGAACTTTAGATGTATCTTGGTAACCATCATCTTGGATATACACACCTGTTATATTAAAACTCACTTCTTTACTTATAAATGGTTTAATAGGCGGCGGGGGTATAATAGGGGCATTATTATCTACTAATCTATTTGTATTAACAAACGGCATAAGTTCGATAGAATCTTTAAGTGCTAATCCTGTAGAACTATCAACAACTACTTGATTAGGCTCCCAGTAAAATCTTACATCTCTGTATGATTCGAAAACATATGTTCTGCCTCTAGCAGTTAAATCATATGTTGTGGTGCCTAGTTGACTATTGCTTGCAATTGCAACATATAATAATCCACCGGCTGCGTTTAATGGCCAGTTGTTTGTCGAATAAATTTGTTCTTGCCCTAATACAACATCTGGTGTAGCATATTGCCATGGTTGGTCTGCTTGATTAGAAAGGCCAAGTGTGGCAGTTGTAGAAACATGCCATTCATCAGTTAATAAATCATAATATAACCAAAAAGATATACCAGCATCAATTGCTGATACTATTTCTGCTATCTCAGTTGTATTTAACACGTTTCGGAAAGCAGGATATAATTTTCTAGCCTGATAATTTGTTTGCTCTTCTACCCCTAACTCAACTGGTCCAATATTTGCATATGGATTCAACGGATTGACAATAAGAGGCACGCCAGCTTGTATTACGCTATTTACACCAACAGAATTTAATGTAGCAACAGGGTCTAACGGGTTAGCAAATTCTAACACAGACCCAGCCCTAATAAATCCCCACGGTTGATATGTACCTGTCGCAGTATTATTCGGATCTAATGTATTAGTTAATTCTGCATACGGAGCTAACGGTACGGTTAAATTTGCAAAATACCCGGTTGTATTCTTAAATTTAAGCGGACTTGTTTTCCAATACAATGGTTGCTGATAAGTATTACTTAAATCTAGAATAGAAAATCCAGGATCATGTATTGTTTGTTTATTAACCCTAACCTTGTTTTCAAATTGTGTAATATATTCGTCATAGAAAAATTTATTAACCCTATCATCTCTTAACATTTCTTGTATAGTGTTTATAAGTATTTGATCTATAGTACCTAGGTTTGACGAATCTTTAATGACCTGTTGTAGTACATTTTGATTATCTCTAAATAAGGCGCCATCTTGCCCAAAAATAATTAAGTCTCGGTGAAATCCTGTAGGGTCATTTAAATCAATATATCGACTTTGTCCGCTATATGTTCTGTCTAATGCCTGTAATTTAGCAATTTGATTTCCGTAAATTAATGGAAGAACATTATAGTCGCTACCGTTAACCATACGAGACTGAGTTGAAAAAACTTCCGGTGCACGTAATTTGATCTGATCATTTGTTTCAGCAGGTGCTGCATTACCTATTGTTTGTTCTAGATTAAAAGAAATACTTAATGTATATGTCTGTTGATCAACTCCGATGTACGGAATACTAATCTGTAATCCTTGAGCATCGGTTGGTCTAATAACTAATGATTGATTTGCACTAATTCGTGTCCAGAATCTAAATAACCCTGTAGGTACATTACCGAAATTACCGTCTGCAAATCGGATTGTTACTGTGTCGTTTGCACCAGATAACACATCGAATATGTTTCTTTGAGCAAACTGAATACTGTTGTATATGATATTTTCACCTGCTAAAGCCGGTACCTTAACCCATTTTGTTATTACATTACCTGATTGGTCTGTTTCTTGTACATATACATCATCTTGGTTAATGTTTTGTACGTCAATTGGAAATAAACGATTAGGGATAGGAAAATCAAAACTAACGTCAGTGTTAATTAAGTTACCTTGTTTAAAGTAAAGAAAAAATCCTGTATTGGCAGAAGACACACCTAAGCTATCATTTCTGTAAATAAAGTTAAATGCATTTGCAGGATCAGGGTCTCTTTCATAAATTGTTTGATTTGGAACAAAATCTGGATTACAAATATCAACCGGGTATTGCTGGCCATTAATTGTAATAGCAAGCGGATATGTTACGTTTAGTCGTAGAACATTATTTAATTGATATAAATCTGTAGGTATACTTCCTATTGGCCCACTTTTTGTTGGGCGACCGAATGGATTTAGTCGACTAAACGATGCATTGCATATCTGAATAAATTGATCAAACCAATCAGGATTATTTGGGTCATTCCAGAATATCGTGCGATCATTAATGTTTATGCCGTTTGCATCAGTTAAAGGCTGATCAGTTCTCACTGATGCAACCTTAAATAAACCGCTTGCTGCAATATTTCTGCTAGGTACATAGTTAACCATTTGTGCTAGGCGTATAATACTTTCTCTACGTTCAGCCGTATCAATAAAATTCTCTCTACTATTTAAATCTGTTCTAAATGCTAAACTCGTACCTAAATAGGCAATTAATTCAATAATTGCAATAAATTCAGAACTTTCGATATAGTCATTAAAGCTTTCAGGATAATATGCCTGTATGTAATTAATAAGAGCTTGCTTTAATGTATCAAAATCATATGCAGTGTAATCAATAAAAGCATACGCCTGGAATATCTTTTTATAATCCTCTCCTGTGAAGAGGTTTGATGTTCTAATACTTGCTGACATTAAAAGGATTCCTTATCCGTTAGTGAAAACGATACAAATAAATTATCTGTAACTGATTCTGGTAAAAATAATAATACTAATGCAATAGTTAATGTTTGATCTTTCTGATATGCATCTATTGATACAAAGTGTACTCTTGGATCATCAGTCACTACTCTTACTGCATCTTCTATAATTGCGTTCTTTGTGTATTCATCAAACGGGTCAAATAAATAACTATAAATATTAGTACCAAACCCCGGAAGCATCACCCTAGAACCTATTGGTGTTGCAAATTGGTTTAAGATATCCCTTTTAACTATATCTATATTAGTTAACGAATATGGGGGATTTGGCTGACCCACTGTGTTGAATCCGACGAAATAAGGTCGTCTAGTTACAATATTCTTCTGTACTAAACCTTTTTGGTTTGATGACATAATTATCTCTCTTTTTTATTATTTATCGAAGCAATTTAACCATGTTTTTGTAAACCAGGGTCATAATGATTTCTATACATTGTCATTACCTTAGTACGATCTGTTGCAGGACGAGGATTATCTTGACTAAAACTTAAATGGAACCATGCTAGGCCTGTTTTATCACTGTGTTCAAAAATAAATTGATCATATGGTATATTGTCTTTAACCCATGCGGCATTATCCCAGTATTTGTCATATGACCAGCCATCGAACTGAACATCTACTGCTTGTCCTGTTATATGTTGACTAATCCCTGAAGGAGTAGACGATTTATTTCTTAATGCCGAATTTATTTTAAATTTACCGAACTTAGCCAATAAAGGCTCAGCAACATTTCTTGCCAATGCTTGTAAATTGCAACATCTTACATCTTTAGTGTATGTAAGGTAATCTATTAATTCATTAGGAAACACTGCATTAATAGTAAAGTCTCTGACTTTAAAATTATCACTAAGTTGAAAATCATAATTGCCGTCCCAGGGTATGCATGTTGTTGGTAAAGATGCCACAGGTGGTGGTGGAGCATTATTTGATTCTGTGCCAGGCACTGGGCTAGGTGTCGGTGGCGATGTTTGCACAGGCGGATCACCGATTTGTACGCCTGTTGTACTTCTATCATTGTTACCGCCTGCTATATTTTCATCATAGCCATCTAACGTAGGATCTCCATCGTCACCACTTATCTTAAGAAGTTCTTGTGCATTTTGGTAATCTGTTGTTGCTATTGTAGTTCCGCCTACTACAATCACTGGTGTATTACAAGCCATATATTATCCTGGAAATTTTTTATCGCAACCATTTGGATCTGCATCCTGAGTAATCATTGTTATGATTCTAGGGCCTCGTTGACCTACTTGTTTAAACCAAGCAGAGTCTCGTAATGCAGCACCGGCAGCATTGAAATCGTTTGCTTTCATACTGGCTAAAAAGTTTTTAAATTTACCTAAGCCTGCTTCGCCCATGTTATAACAAAGATCTGCACATGCACGTTTTCTTATATCTGATAGATTACCCCAGCAGTCTATACCTAATAGTCGTTGCGCACCAGTGATTGATACCGGTGCATCTGACTGGAACCATGCTGACACTTGATCTGATGGTACAGGTGTCGGGACAGGGTATTTAGAAATTTCATTTGTTCGCAATAAATGCCCTATTCCTGCTGTTGGTAAACCTCTAGAATCATTGTATGATACATATTTAACACCTTCATTTATTTTTAATTCGCACTCGTAGGCTGGCATGTTAAAATCTTTAGACACTGCACTATCGTCTGCATTCGCCGGTGGTAAGTCTTTATTGTTGGCACCTGGGTCAGTATTTGGTGCCGGCGAACTTGTTGCGTCATTTCCTGCACCTGCTGAACCATTATATGTCTTTGCCGCTTCTGTTTGAGTTGGTATATAACCAGTGATACTAGCAAAGGTAAAAGTTTCGTGCTCTGGACACGGCTCATACGTAGGTAATCTAGAAACTGTAGTTTCTACTGATTCTGCTTTTCTTTTAAATTTATCTTCTGGAGTATATATTATCCAGTACGAAGTATTAAATGTCGGGGATGCAGGCGCACCTTTATTATTAGCAATAAACAATACCTTATTATATGCCCTAATATCACCACCTTGGTAAGCGGTATTTTGTTGCCAATCTATGTATTTTACAGATGTTTCCCATGTTGCAAGTATATTAATCTTCTCGATAAGAGGCTTAATTTCGGCAATTTTTGCTAAATCAGCTGACATTGCTTGTTCTGCTATAGACGGATTTAGGGTAGTTGGCGACACCGGTGCAGCAGGGCTGCCGCCTCCTAATGATTGGCCATCTATACATACAGTAGACGACTTCATTGTTGCAGCCTGTGAACTCTTTGCTTTTACTGTTGCCGTAACATCTAAATTACCTTTTATTTTAACACTTGTGCCAATATCGACTTCCATTGCATCTGCAGAAATCTTACCTGCCGCAGTACATATAATATTATTAGAAGCATTAATACTAACAGACGAATTAGTACATAATGCCATACCATTATTACCGACTACTGAAATACTACCATTTGACCCGACACGGATATTACCTGTTGCTGCAATATCTACTGCGGCATCTGTAGTCATCTTTATACCTAACTTAGAATTATACTGCTGACCACCTGCTAATGTTGTAACATTAAATCCGTTACCTACATTAATATTGAAATTATTTTCAGTTACTGTCAAAAAAGCATTACTCTTTGTAGTACTATGCCAATTACCTAATGCTTGCATTACAATATTGCCGCCAGCGCCGTTGCCTTCGCCTTTATATTTCCATGCTGGTATAACTTTTGTCTTAGGTATATTATTAACATCATACGTAAACACTGTTGTTTCTTCTAATGTATCCTTTGCAGCCTTCATAAATATGTTTTGGCCAGCCTCAATGTTGATATTTCGATCGGCACGAATATTAAAATCTCGCTGTGCGCGAATTGCAACATCTCTTGCACCAAATATATCAACATTGCCTTTTTGATCCATTTGTACCCATGATGTGCCGTCTCTATTAATTAAATAAACAAACCCGTTTGTTTCGTCTAATCTAATTTGAGCACCAGTCTTTGTTACAAGCTGTACATATTCAGACCCGACCCCGTCATCCATAATAAACGAGGATCCACCTTTTCTTCTAAATTTATCCGAAGTCACCTTATCATCGATTACAGGGCCCGGGGTAATAATACCAAATACATTGCTAGGTGCTTCTCTTCGAGCACTTGATGTTGTTATTCCCCTTCCCTTATCGGTAATCAATCCTTGATTTCCTAAACCTTTAAATTTAGTTTTTTCAAAAGGTTTAATTGCACGATCAGGTTCTGTAACTGATGTATCCCATTTGTTATATTCTGCTACAGGCACTGATTTACCTGGATATTCCCAGTTTTTAGCATCAGCTGCCATTCCAGGTATCATGTTATTCATAAATTGATTATATAGACACCCGATCCAAATACCCCTAGAAGGATCTCCGTTTATAAACATTACTAATACTTCATTATTAACATCCGGTGGAACCATCCACATACCGTACGATGTTTGTGTTGTATCAAACGAATGTGTATCAGTGGAGCTAATGGAGTCGACATTAGTTGCACCAGCGAACGGTGAACAATAGTTTACAATAACCCATCCATTTGCATTATCGGGTGCAGAACCTAGTTCTGGTATCCATACTCTAAGACGACCGTTGCGTTGTACATCAGTTGCTTCTTTAACAAATCCCAGGTATACACCGCTTAATAAGGTTGACCTACCTGCTGGTTGAAAACTATCCCTAGATGTAGGTTTTGTAGTTCGAGTCGATGTGTTTATATATCCCATATTTTAATTAACCTTTTTTTGCATTTTCAAATGCAATTTTTTCTGTTGACGGCACTGCTGGTATGTTCGATGTTAAATTATTATCCTGAATATTACCATATGTCTGTTTTAAATTTAAAATAGGCGTCACACCTGGTGTAGGATCTTGTCCATTAGGTGTATCTGTTCCTATAAGTTTATTAGCTTTTACAGATGTTGTAGGCATAGTTTGTGCAACTGAGTATAATTCAGGGTCTGGCTGGCTATTAGCAACCTCTATTCTATCAATAAATTTAATAAAGTCGGACAATTGAGATAAATCGACAACAGGGTCTAATATACACTCAATATCTTGAGTAAATTTGCCAGTATCAAATTTACTTACAATTCTTATAACTTTATATACACCACTAAAGGTGTCTACTTCAGTGAACGGATCAAGCGACCCTGTTGTATCGTTATAAATCCTCGGTGTTCTAAATCTAATGATAATAAAATTATCTGTACCTAGAACATTAACAGATTCGCCATATGTTGTGTGAGCATTCTTAATTTCTGCTATTGCTACAGAATCAGCCATGTTTGATTTGTAATTTAAAGAAGTTTGATTAGATCCAGTACTTCTCGGGAATAACCAAAACGGGTCACCTTTAATTGTTAATTTCATACTTTGCATACTACCATCTAACGACGAATATAAGGCAGTTGCAAACATACTTGATGTTCTTGCTCGTCCAGCATCACTAGCAGGGTCAATACCTGTAAAATTACCTTCTTGTGATGCTTCTCTATATGGGACTGGGCGTAATTTACCTTTTCTCGTAGAGTCTGCAATTTCCCTAATTTTCTTAGCTTCTGGCGAATTAGCATTAACATCAGATATAAATGTTAGTCCGTTGTTACTTGATGCTAGTGATGCAGCCTGAACGGTAGGTAATAAATTACCTTTTTCGTCATATGCCCCTACTCTTCCATTGCTGCTTAATCCGCCCCCGGTTTGTAACTCCTTAATAAATGCTGTTTTATTCGCAGGTTTAGCTTTTTCTAATAATACGCTATATCGGTCAGCAACTTCTTTACTAACTTTAGTATTTGAGATAGACTTTTTAGCATCTGCGATTTTAGAATCTAGATTTGTACCTGGTTCTGCACTATTAATATATTGCAAAGTCTTTCTAATGATTTCTCCTGCTTTTTTCTCATTTTCTTGATTTTCTTGTTGGGACGCACCTTTTGATGATCCTGCTGCACCGTCAATATATATGCCGCCGAATCTTGCTGTAGCAGCAGCAAATGCATAATTCATATTAAGGTCTAATGCAATAACTTGGTCATTTAATCCTGTAAATATGTAATTATATTTTTTTCGCAATATACGATTATTCATATACTCGTCTAATCGCTTCTTAGAAGCAGAAATTGTGTCAGGTGTTTGTCCAGTTTGTGACGGGTTAGCATCTAGCACACCTATAGCGTACTCTACAACATATATTGTGATAGCAACTGCATTATCTTGCCTTAATGCATCAAATGCAATAGGTTTTGTTTCAGTAACAACTCTCCATAATTTCTTCATAGATTTTGTTTCTGCTTGAATCGGCTTCGGAGTAGATGAAGGAGTAGAGGAATCTTGCGCTTTCTGTTGCCCAAGTGATGTGCTACCTAATAAAGAATCTACAATTTTATCAATACTTGTGCCTGTACTAAACGTTGCTGACTTCTTTGAAAAATCAACATAGTCTGAAGATCTAGCAGTATTCTTATTACTATCGGGGTTCACTAATGGGGTTTTTGCTAAAATAGGATCAACAACGATTCTATATGTATCCGGAATACTATAATTATCGATTAATTTTTCATAACAATCTTCATTTAGCTTATTTTCCAAATCCTTCATAGCATCGCCAAATGTTGTTAATTTAGCAAGAGAAACATTATGTTGAACTGCAAAGTACGAGTTTGACTGAGCTAATTCATCGTACATTATTGCGTCAAATTCATATCTAGTACCAACATGTGTGACATTAACTTTTGAAGAGGTTAATTTAATTGGCCATACCCATTTCATCGAACTTAGGCCGCCAGATGTTCCATTAATTTCAACACTCTCTGTAATTGGGTTTCTACTCTTAAATTCTAGTTGTAAGAAGTACGGTGTGACCATCCAATTGCCTATACCTAATGAAATAGATTCATAAAACATTTTATCTAGTAGTCCAGCACCTGACGGTTCTACAATTTCAAATTTTAGATGTGTCATTGTTCCTGTGCCGCATTCAACTGACGGAGTTGTAATACCCTGTAATTCAACTTTGTCAATTGTTAGGTCAGATACACCGCTTTCAGCAATAATAGTTTGATAATCTGTGTTTAATACTTCTCCACTTGAAGACTTCTGTAAAGGTACAATAAAAAATTTCCAATGGTATGTATATACATCATAATTGTCTAATATATTTGGTAAGAATTTAATATCAATTTTTTCTTTAGATCCTGCATTATTTGCATATGCAGTTTGTGTCTCAGAATTATTTAGTCGGCCTCCAGGCGGCAAGGGCTTATTGCTAGGAGCAACATTTTTTACAGCAGGTTGGGATACTGCGGGCTGAGAAGGGGTTTGCGATGCTGTAGCATTATTAGTACTATTAGCACCTGTCATAAATGATTTATCTGGCATTATTGTTTTAAGATGTTGTCTGGTATAAAAATTTCTAATCCTGCTACAAAGTCGTCTATAGGATCTATAATTAAGTCAGGATTCCTTAGTGCAAATACCCACCACAATCTAGGGGTTCCATATTCTTGTTGGCTTAATAAGTCAGGACGTTGGTCATATGCGGCCGGAATCACATATAATTTATCATGTTCATTTTTAGAAACTGTTCTAGGTATCCACAAATCTAGATACCAATTTTTTATAGGTGTTAACGAATACTGGCTAGTATCTTTAGAATTTGATGCCATATTATAAATATCCTTTATTAATTAATTTTCCTTGTCTGAATTCATCTAAATTAAATTCATTTCGTAATTTAATAGGTATATATTGAGTGTCTAAATCCATCTGGACGGTTATATGTGTAGGTACCCAGGTATAACCGTCATTCTTACCGGCCGGTAAGCTAACTCCGAAATTATTAGAAAACGATATATCGGCTGTATTAACCGGAACATAATCTATGTTTGCTTCATATGTATATTCGAAATTTTTAACAACTACAGGAACATTATTAAATTGATAATCACCCAAATAATTAAATACTAATGTAGGGGGCGGCGTGCCCGCTTTATTGTATGGGTTAATACCAAAGTAAGATTTTGTAACTGATCTAAAGAAATGTATTACTGCTAATAAATATAGTGCTTCGTCATTAGATTGTGCTGTAAATTCTGCGGTAATACTAATTGGTTTTGGATAAGATCGCACATATGCGTTATATCCGTAATTAGAATGAATAAAGCTTGTAGGGTCGTATTCTGTTACATTACCGGTTGCTACAGACGGTGTGTACGGAAATAAGACGCCACGTGTTGACCATAAAGGGAATAATAAATTTGACGGGTCGCGTGGCCCTAAAACATCTTCGTTTTCTAAAGATTTTGGTTGTAATCTTGCGCGTTGATCTTGCTGTGCCATATGACATTCTCCCTAACTTGCTTATTTATCAGTGTCAAAATTTGCTAAATTTATATAGAAATTCTTGACTTATTATTTGGTTTTCATTACAATATTGACGAGCATTATAGGAGAAATTAATGTCAGACTTTTTAGACGATCAAGACGATCAAGGTGGGATAGGCGAAGAAACATTTAGCGAAACAATAATTGAAGAGGAAATAGTTACAAATTATCCAGTAAAGAAAATTAATTATCTTAATAATAAAGATATGTTAAAAGAAATACATTTAAGTAAGAGTTCGTTTTCAGAATATACTGATATTAAATATCGAGATTACGATGTTATTGTTGAAAGTATAGAAGAAATATTCCTCCCAGAAGTTCAGGAAAGTGGCAGAATATCACGTGCAGCAAGAATGGGTGCTATTGCGTTTGCTAATGCTATTGCTAATACCTCGACCCGTTCTGAAAAACCGCGATTAATAGATCATAAAGTAAAACCAGAAACAATCTCAACTGATATTTTGGTTTATCGTGTACTAACATTTGATCACATACCACTAGCGCCTGGTCGCAAAAAGAATCCAAAGAATCAAGCAGATAACCACGTAAAACTAAATTTCTTTCCTTTTAAACATTTTATCATCGAAGGCGGTAAGGCAGTTGAAGTAGGGCGTTCTCATTCAAAAAACGGTAAATTTAATCTCGAAAAAGGGTGTATTACAAATAAGCTAGCAAATATGTATATATTACTAGTAAATAGATATGCTCAACGCAGCAATTGGAGAAGTTACACATATATAGACGAAATGAAAGGACAGGCATTATTGCAATTAGCACAAATGGGGCTACAGTTTGATGAAGCAAAAAGTGATAACCCGTTCTCATACTATACACAATCAATGCAAAATAGTTTTACAAGAGTACTAAATTTAGAAAAAAGAAATCAAGAACTCCGCGATGATCTATTAATTGATAGTGGTGCTAGTCCTAGTTTTTCTAGACAACTAGCATTAGAAGCTGATATTAGGTATCTACGAGAAGAAGCGCAAGAAGCAGCTAGGGGAGACAATGACTAAACAACTATTCAAGAAAACGTGTGTGTTTTCTGACATTCATCTCGGGCTTAGGCATAACTCTAAAGATCATTTAGATGATTGTATTGATTATGTTGATTGGTTTATACAAGAAGCTAAGGATAGAGGTGCAGAAACTTGTATATTCATGGGAGATTTCTATCACCATAGGAACACAATTAATACATTAACACTAGAATATGGTATAAAATTATTATCTAAATTAAATGATTCGTTTGAAAAAACTTATTTTATGGTCGGAAATCATGATCTATATTTTCGAGATAATAGATCTATAACTTCGATTAAGTTTGCTTCGTTATTCCCTAATATTATTCTAGTAGACAATCATTTAATATCCGGTGATGTTGCGTTAATTCCTTGGTTAATTGATGACGAATGGAAAGCAGTTACTAAAATTAAATCAAAATATTTGTTTGGGCATTTAGAATTACCTGGGTTTAAAATGAATGCTCAGGTAGAAATGCCTGATCACGGACACTTAAATTCGACACATTTTAAAAATCAAGACTATGTATTCTCAGGCCATTTCCATATACGACAAATTAAAGGTAAAATTAGTTATATTGGTAATCCATTTGGGCATAACTATGCAGATGTATGGGATTTTGAAAGAGGTTGTATGTACTTAGAATGGGATAAGGAGCCAGAATATTTAAATTATACTGCTGGACCTAGATTTATAAATATCACACTTTCTGCATTATTGTCAGATCCTGATCTTTATTTAAAGCCAAAAACATATTTACAGGTAGTCGTCGATGCAGACATAACTTACGAAGAAGCAGCATATCTTAGAGAAACATTCTTAGAACAATATAATGTTAGAGAATTTAAACTAATTAGGACGTCAGATGACGAAGTGTCTACTGACCTTACCAAAAATATAATATTCAAAACAGTAGATCAGATTGTAGTTGAGTCATTAGGTGCTTTAGATAAAGATTCAAACTATGATATTAATAAATTTATCGAAATTTATAACGGATTATAAAATAAATGATTAAACTAAACGGATTAACAATTAAAAATTTCATGTCTGTAGGTAATGTCTCTCAAGCCATTAATTTTAATAGTAATGATTTGGTCCTTGTATTAGGTGAGAATTTAGATCTAGGCGGTAACGATAATAGGAACGGTGTAGGTAAAGCTCAACCGCTACATTCGAAAATTAAAACGCCAGATGGATGGACTACTATGGGAGACATTAAGATAGGTGATACAGTATCGTGTCCAGACGGTACGTCGTCCATTGTTACAGATATTTTCCCTCAAGGTAAAATCGACACATATAGAATCACATTCGCTGATGGACGAACTACAGAGTGTTGTGAAAATCATCTATGGGAAGTATTTTCCCACCAATGGCGAAAAGAGGGTGAACAAACAACAAAGGTATTAACAACAAAAGAAATTATACCATTATTAGATAGATGCAAATATAATAATGGGAATAATGCTAATATTAGATATATGTATATTCCATTAATTGACGATAATTCGTCTGATATTGAATTACCTATAGACCCATACATATTAGGCACATTACTCGGTGATGAGTCGTTTGGATATGGAGGGAATACTATTGGGTTTACTTCTGCCGATCAGGAAATTTCAGATAATATATCTTCGAGATTACCGGACGGTTTATATATTAAAAAATCTAATATAGAAAATTATAAGTATAGTATTTTGTGTGGTCAGCAAAAGAACCACCCTTTGCGATTAAAAATTACAGAGTTAGGTTTAAGAGATACTTTATCACATACAAAATTTATACCGGGTATATATAAATTAGCATCTAAAAATCAAAAATTAGATTTATTAGCTGGTTTAGTAGACACTGATGGGCATGTAGGTAGTAGCAGTAGTATCTCTATATCAACATCAAGTAAAAATATGGCAGAAGATATTCAAGAAATAGTACGGTCAATTGGGGGTATAGCTAAGATTACTTCTAAGATTCCGTATTATACATATAAAGGCGAACGTAAAACAGGTTTGCAAAATTATAATATTTCTATTCGATATTCTGATCCGAGAAAATTGTCAAAGTTATCTCGGAAAATAAATAAAATCTCTGCCAATCATCAATACAGTAATTTAAGACTTCGCATCGATAAAATAGAAAAACTAGGATTACAAGATTCAAAATGTATCCTAATTGACCATCCTCGACATTTATATATTACTGACAATTATATTGTTACTCATAATTCGGCCATTGTTAATGCCCTTAGCTATGCCTTATACGGAACTGCACTAACAAATATTAAAAAAGATAACTTAGTGAACAAATCTAACATGAAAAATATGTTAGTTACATTGACATTTGAAATAAATGGTGTCAATTATAAAATTGAGCGAGGTCGTAGGCCTGGTATTTTTAAATTTATTAAAGATGGCATAGAGAAAGATTCTGGTGATGATGAATCACAAGGCGAGGGTCGTAATACACAAGCTGAAATTGAAAGACTTATAGGTATTTCTCATGATATGTTTAAACATACTCTTGCTTTGAATACATATGTTGAGCCGTTTTTATCATTAAGAACAAACGATCAACGAATTATTATCGAACAATTATTAGGAATTACTAAACTTTCGGAAAAAGCTGATAAACTTAAGGAAGAAGTAAGAATAACTAAAGATATAATTAGAGAAGAGGAATTCAGAATATCTGCTGCTTCTGAAGCAAATAAACGCATAGAAAAGAATATTGTAGCTTTAAATGTTAAATCCGAAGAATGGGACAAATCTAAAGAATTAAAGATTACAAAACTACAACAAGCTATTCTAGAATTAATGAATGTTAATATTGATGCTGAAATTTCTTTACATAAATCTAAAAAAGATGTAGAAGATCTGAATACTGAATATAGATCTTTATCAAAAGAATTATCAACATTAGAGAGAGAAGTAGCATCCTCGTCTATATCTGTTTCTAGATTAAATAAAATATTAGCAACATCAGTTGAAAGTATATGCCCTACATGTAATCAAGATATGGATAAAGAAACACATACTAAAGTACATGACGAGTATATATTACAACTTAAAGAAGCTAATGAAAAACTAATTGAAAAATCACTAAAGCGAGACGATGTAAAACATCTAACATCGTCTGTATCATCTATGATTCCTAAATTACCTAATACATTTTATTTAACAATAGACGAAGCATACAGTCATAAGACAACATTAGATACATTAGGAAATAGTCTATCATCAGAGTTAGAAACTTCTAATCCTTATTTAGAACAAATTGATGCTTTAAGAAAAACAGGATTACAAGAAATTGATTTTACAAAGATAAACGATTTAACTGTACTCAAAGACCATCAAGAATATCTTTTAAAATTATTAACTAATAAAGATAGTTTTATTCGTAAGAAAATCATTGATCAAAATCTTACATACCTTAACCAACGTCTAAGTTATTACTTAACTGACATAGGGTTGCCTCATTCTGTAAAATTCAAATCAGACTTAGAAGTTGAGATTAGTATGTTAGGCAAAGAATTTGATTTTGATAATCTAAGTCGCGGAGAACGAACTCGGCTTGTATTATCTTTATCTTGGGCTTTTCGTGATGTGTTCGAAAATATGAATGATAAGATTAATTTGCTATTTGTAGATGAATTATTAGACCAAGGTTTAGATGCAAGTGGTGTAGAAGCTGCTGTAAGTATATTAAAGAAAATGGGAAGAGAAAATAAAAGAAATATTTATTTAATTTCTCATAGAGATGAATTAGTAGGCAGAATATCTAATGTTCTAAAGGTGGTAAAAGAGGGCGGATTTACGTCAATTGAAACAGCAAGTAGTTAGTTGGAGTCCTTTGAAATGTTGATTTTAATAGAAGTTCTATTGTAAACTGAACTTCTATTAACATTTCAAGGACTTATGATTTCAATTGATACATATAAATTACGAGTAGCACAGAATACATTAACATATATTAGACAATTAGCAAATAATTCTTTTGATCTAAAAGAATATCACGGGTTCGATATCGAATCAGGTAAAGCAACGTCAACTACACTCTCATCTAAGGCGCATGATATACGCTGTGCTGTTATATTGGGATTCTTACCTATATTAGCTAAAAAGACAGGCCCTGATGCTATAAAACTTATTGGTAAGATATTTGTGCCTGTCGAATTAAAGTCTAGTTATACAGATGAATCAAAATTTTATAAAACAATAGCTGATACAGTATATTCAGTTAGCCCTGATAAAATTATCAATAATATTGTCTATAAACACAATACAACTAGTTTAAAATCTTCATACAATGCATCATACAACATAAAAGATAATATTAGTTCAAAAGGAATAGATACTCTCTTAATGTTGTTTGATAGCAGAAACGAAGATATAATAGATTGTTTTGAGATTGATGGCAACACTATGGCTGAATACCTAAATACAAGAACTGTTCCATCATCTGGCACACTTAATATTAAACTCTCAGTGTTTATGAGTTTAGGTAAACGGGCATCTACTGCTATTCCTACTATAGGTTTTGATTTTTGGAAAAAGTTACTATTGCCTCTATTACCGGTTGTTAAAGTAATAGAAGACGAAGAAACTAAACAAAAAAGAAAATTGAAAAAACTTACATCACCTGTGCAGATAGAATTGAATTTAGAGAATATTTCTGAACTAAATTAACATTAGCTTCTTTATCCCAGAAATCATCCCAACTAGTAAATATCCATCCTTTATATAACAAACCACGAGAAGAGATAAATCCTAAGTTTTCTTGGTACACCACCCATTTATCCTTTCTCGTAATTTTAATTAAAATTAAATTTAAATCACCCTCATCTTCAACATCGTGCTGTTGCTGTATCCACGAATCTAATATTTTTACATCTGTGGTCCATAATTGGTGAAATGGGAAATCTGCATAGCATTTACATTCACAGTTAAAATGTTTCCAATCTTGTGGAGGATGTATATCTCCTTTCTTACTTTGTAATTGTGCTTGGTCTAATGTCGCCTTTCTAAAGTTGTTCTTACCACCTACAAATGCTCCACTGCTAGGTACTCTAAGAAAAGTACTATCATACCTGTCTGTTAAAAATTTAGCTACGTCTAATTCCCAACCATTTCCCTTTGTTTTTGATTTACTCGGCATATTAAGTCCCATGTTTATTTTATTTATCAACGTATATAAATAATCAATAAAACAGGAGATAACAATGTACTCAGACGCATTTGAAAAAGCAGTTAATCATTGTATGTTATACGAAGTAGGCGGACAATGGAATATTAATACGCCAGGCGCGAAAGATGGATTAATAGATACACCAGAACATAGGAAAGCATGTGGGTATACAAATACTGTAGGTGATCGCGGCGGTGAAACTAAGTACGGAATAGCTAAAAAATCACATACGGAAATTGATGTTACACATTTAGCATGGGATACTGCAAAGGCTGTTTATTTCGCCAATTATTGGCTAAACGCTAAGTGCGATAAGCTGAATGGGCACCTGGCTGCATTACATTTTGACGGTGCTGTTCAGCACGGCCCGAGCACTGCTGCAAAATTTATACAAAGAGCTGCTGGGATCACTGCTGACGGTGTTATTGGTCCTAACTCGTTATCAATTATTAATTCAAAAGATGTTTTTTCTATATGCAATGATGTATGTGATCAACGAGAAAAATTTTATAAAAATATTGTTGATCAAGATCCTTCTCAACAAAAATTCTTAGCAGGATGGCTACGTAGAGTAACTGAAATGAGAGCTTTTGTTACTAATAAAGCTCAAACATTTTAAACAAACCACTTTTATTAACTTACCTTGCCCTCTGACGATAATTAGTAGTAACAGCAAAAACTGTTTTAATTAAAAATAGGTAGCAGGAGTAACGTGACCTGTGAACGTACAAGGACAATAGCGTTTAGGATTCTTATAATAATATACATCATTAATTACTACCCATTAAGCATTACACTAAAGCAAACAAATAAAACAGATACCATATCATAAATTTAAAATCATAATTAAGTAACAAATACCTTTTATTGTGCCTTGTTGGTCTGGTTACAGACTATCCTTTGAGGTTGTACAGGTGAAGCTGTGCTGTCGGATTCTAGGATGCACCTAATACATTGTGGAGTGTATTCAGTATGAAGAGAGTTATCCATGTAATAAAGATAGATCTTGCTCTGGCAGAAAAAGAGTGTAAAAACGCCAACAAGGATGCATGCCCGAGTCTTATCAACCGTGAGCACCTGAAAAGGTTTTATATGCATTGCGACAGTTCCGAAAGGAAAGAGATAGTGTAAGCTGGGAAAATGCTGTCCGCCCTACCGTCTACTAGCCTTCACTAGTACCCGATCAAATAGATACCTAAGATGCTTGAGGCGTGAGCACCGGACATGAACCTTTTTTTATCTCGCTGGAAACAGCGAGATATTGACTGAAGTTTCGGACCTGAATCAGTGGTAAGTCAAAAGCAATTATTATAATAATATTACTTCGTTTTAATAATAGTTGAATAATAAAAGATGAATAATAAAAGATGCGAAGCATAATAGTCAGAAAAGAATGTATGAAGCTGAGTATACGAAGCGAATACTTCTTGAAGGACTTGGTCTTTAGACCAGTTAAGTATGAATTAAAGTTTTTTATAAACAAAGAGAAATAAAGAAGTTTTTGTAATTGAATATATTTCTTTGTTTATGTAGAGAGAAATAGAGAAATAGAGAAGTTTTTGTAATTGAATATATTTCTTTGTTTATGTAGAGAGAAATAGAGAAATAGAGAA